TTGGTTCCGTACACTATTGTTCCACCATTCAATACCGAAGTAGGAATAGCAGTAGTTGTAGTTGAACCAGATATAAATGCTGCAGGGAGTTGTTCCATACCTGTGAAGGTTAGGGAGTATCCATAAAGATCTCCCATCGCCCCACCAGTCTGTAATGTTCCTGCGGTCATATCGGCTCCTTCTCTTTCACCAACTAATAAGGCATCTCCATTCATTGTCCATACGATGATTTGTGGTCTACCATAAGCCAACAACTTCATTTGAGTTGTCATCTCGTTGGTTAATTTCTTCAAGTTCAAAGTTAATTCTTGAGAGAAGAAAGTAGTACCATTATCTCTTGATGTATTGACGGTTTCTGTATATGCAGAATTGCCTTTTAATTCATAATAGTATACACTTGAACTAGCAGGTAAAGCAGTTACTTCACCATTTCCGTTTTTCGTGAAAGAACCAGTAGTAAAGTTGATAAAGTATACGCCGGCTAAACCACCGATACTATCCTTACATACTTCGTTTCTTCCAGCTGTTATATTACATGCCATACTATTAAATTTTTTTGTTTAGTTAGTTAAATTAATATGCTCCGTAGTAAACAATATCTTGTCCAATACCGAACTGAACACCAGCAGTATATCTCATGATAATTCTATAATTTTGAGAACCATCAAGATTAGCCATATCCAATACTCTTACTTCGTTGTGGTCAGAAAGTAATCCAGTTCCGAAGAACAAGTTAGACTTTTGTGCTGCCACAATTTTGTTGTCACTCATACCTGGACAAAGAACGATTTCAATACCATTGAAGTTGAAAGGTTTTTCACCTACGTTCATTTGGTTGTTGTATCCATTTGCTCCAATTGCTCCACCTGCAAGTGCAGTTTGGTATGCCTTAGCAACTGAAGTACCAACATAGATTAAAAGGTCTTCCTTACCATATACGGCAGCAGGAATAGTTTGAACCACATTGTTTAACTTATTCAATACGTTAGCAGCAGTAATAGAACCAGAGTCAATAGCAGAACCAGTTAATGCCGGTAATACAGCACCTGCTCCACCTGCAGCAATTGATGCAGAGAATAGAGTTTGGAATCCAAGGAATGAACCATTAGAAGCAGTACCTTGCCAGATAGCAGTTTCAGTTGCTTGTGCAACATTTCCAGCCACATAAGAAATCAAGTAATCATTGAATGATGCTGGGATAGTATCAAACGCAGAGAAACCTAACTGCAAAGATTCCCAAGAATCAACGAATTCTTGCTTACACAATTGTAGGTTTACTTGTAGTTCTTTTGGTTCAAGAATTCTTTCAGAAAGAGCAACTGAACCTGAAGTTACGAAATCACAAGAAGCATCTTGTACGATTCCTGATACATCAAGTTTCTGAATTACAGATTTATACTTGACGTTTGGTTTGATGGTTACTAACTTGTTATCCAAAGTCTTAGCAGATAACAATGCTGCTGCGATATACTCACCAGCGAATTCACCTGCATAGGTGTTTTGTGTAAAAGTTGGTAACGCCAAATTTTGTCTTTTTTTCATTTTGTTAAAAGTTTTGGGTTATTAAATGTTTTTGTTATATAGTCTTGCCAATACTCTTTCTTGTGAAGAAAGGCCTGGGGTTGATTTCTTTGTATTTACTGCAGATAGTTTCTTTACTCTAGCCTCAACTGGAGCACCATCTAATTTTGGAAGTTCTTCTTCATCTTCCATTTCATCTTCAAGTTCTTCTTCCATAGTAGGGTCTTTATCTACTACTTCTTCTTTAACTTTCTCCATATCCATGATTTTCTTTTCCATCTCTTCAATGCGATAAGAAAGTTCTTCCATCATCTTGGCAATGTCCTTATCAGTACCAACCAATTTACCTTGGTCTACATCAGCAGGCATACCATCACCAGTAGTTGGGATATCACCTGGAGCAGTTTCGTAAGTTTCCTCACTCATCTCTGTTGGCATTTCATTTGGTCCAGAAGCAGGAATATCTTCGGCTTCTTTGATTTCCATATCAGCAAGTTCTACATTTTCTCTTTCTACGATTTCACCATCTTTGGTGATAACCTTTAACAGAGTTTCGTTTCCTTCTGAATCACGAAGAGACAACTCATGTTCTCCATCAGGTGCTGGTGACTTCTCACCATCTTCGGAAATTACAAATAGAGGTTCTCCAACATCAAAAGTTTCACTTTCAACGATAGTTCCATCTTTCAATTTAGCGTAAGTTAGTTCCACTTCGTTTGAAGATAACATCATTACTAATTTCTTTAATACTGTCTTTGCGTTCATAATGTATAAATCTATTTTTATATAATAACAATAAATGTTTTAGTTATATCAATTTTTGATATTAAGCTCCTAATTCTACCTCTACCCAACCTTCGGCTAATAGTGTTTGGATTGTTTCAGTTGCTCTTGGATTGATTACTTTAATCTCACCATCTTTTGTAAATGTCTTCATATTAATTTGTTTTTAGTTTATTTGTGTCCAAGTGGCACCATTGTGATAGTATAGATTTGATGAAGATACTGCAAGTTGTCCTACTCCTCCAGCTGGTAATGGGTCTTGTCCTGCCAAAGTCAATACTTGTGATATACCTACTGAACCAGTCACTTGTAATCCATTTGAACCTGATATGATAGTTGAACCTGTAATCTCATTCTTCAATGATGACAAACGAAGAAATGGTAGTGCATCATGTCCAATAACAATTTGGTCAGTAGTTGCAGGTGCATATGCACCAATACTAATTAAATTTGCATATTGATTTAAAAATGTTTTACCACCCAAATCTCTCAATTGTGATATACCAATAGCTGATGCAGAACCAGATAGTAGCATAGTTCCACCAATTCTTTTTGGATTTATTATAAAGTCTGAACCTGTTGTATAGGTAAAATCAGTCCAATAATCAAATACAAATGAATCCTTAAATTCATTACCAAAACTTGGATAGTCTAACATAGTAAAGAAAACATTGGTATATGCTCTTCCGTCTATATTAGCATTATTTACAACTATCATATCATTTTGTGTGTCAGTTGCAGGAGCATTAAATGTTTGAGTTGCTACACCAGTAATTTGTGCTCCTTGTTGCGCAATCAATGGTCTTGTTATAGTTACTCTACCATCAGTAAATGATTGGGATGCTTGGAACTGAATTGGTGCATAGAATGTAGGTGGGAGACCTGCACTACCACTTTGTAATATAATAGCTGGGTTTGTTATACCTGTCAGACCAGTTAGAGCTGTTGATGCTGCATCACCGGCAATTGCTATATTTCTTCCTGAACCAAAATTACTAACAACACGTGTAGTAGTAACCTGTGTACTACCAGTAGTATTACTTGTTACGGTCATACCACTATTTGATATTGTGGTATTTCCTGTAGATGAACTAACTGCTAATACATTAAATGCTGGTTGCCAATATAGTGCATTATCACTATCTCTTGCAATTACATTAGTAGAACCTGATAGAAATGGTATAATAAATTGTCCTGTTCCAGCTGGGAATCCATTAGGTAAAAGTGCTGGTGTGACACTTAACTCACCACCAATAGTAGTTGCACCACTCACACCTAAACTACCAGTAATTTGTGCAGCTCCCGTAAATGGGAATCCACTACCTCCTCCTCCAAAAGATGATGTAGCCACAAGAGTAGATACATTACCCACTCCACCTACCAATGCAAAACCTTCTTGTATTGATGCTGTTATTGTACCTTGTATATTCTGGTTTCCAACGAAGGTATTAGAACCAGTGGTAGCTAAGTTTGGTGCAGAAAATCCTTCAACGGTTACCGATGATGACTGATATGGGATTATTCTATCTACTTGTAATGTGCTCATATTTTTTTATATTTTTTTTTAAATTATCTTACTTGTGTGACTGTTAGTATTACTGATGGAACGGAAGGTATATTACCACTTGCTGCTTCTCTTAATAAAATAGTACTTGCATTTGTTGCTTGCCATACTATTTCAAAATAATCATTTGGTACAGAATCAACAACATAATTCCATG